GCCGATCGAGCTTGGGACGGCGGTGCGGGTGTCGCTGAGTGGCGGCTGGGCGGTGACGGGGATGACGGAGGAAGGCGTGGTGATCGAGATCGTGCCGCCAGGCGGCTGGCCGCGGTCGGACCGGGTGCTACCGGCGCGTTGCACGCGGTCCTCGGTGGCGCGCTACGTCGTGCAATGCTGGAGCTGCAGGGTGCTGCGAAGGGCGGCGGAGATGGTGGTGGTGTGCCGGTGATCCGCGCCTGGTGGACCGGGCGGGAGCTGCGCCGGCGCGAGGATGCGGCCGGGATCCGGGTGGCGATCGTCGAGTTCGATGTCGCCGATCCTGAGAAGCACATGCTGTACAGCGATGCGGCGTCCTGCCAGTTGGTGCCGGCGTTGCGCGCGATGCTGGCGCGGCTGGAAAGCGGGGCGCTGCGAATGCCGGTCGATGGCAGGTTCCGCTGGGAGGACGTCGATGTCGATCCCTGAGCCGCGCGGGATGCCGGGCTACTGGATGAACGAGGTCTCCGGCGTGCTGCGCCCGGCGGTGCGCGCCTATCTGCTGGGCGGTCCGCTGAGCGGGGAGCAGATCGCCACGCTGCGGGCGTATCTGAGGCAGTGGATTGGGGGGCACGGGACCAGCCCGGTGTGGTTTGTCGGGCCTGAAGTGGCGGCGCTGCGCGCGTCGATCGACGGGCTGACCACGCGGCGGGCCATCGCGGCGTGGCTGGAGCGGGCGGTGGACGCCGGGATCGATCCGTTGTGAGGATGCTGGCGTGACCGGGCTGAAGATCGAGAAGCTGTATGCCTGGGTGGCCGAGGAACCGGACGGCGGCGAGGGCATCGTGGCCGGGATGCTGCCGGGGATGCCGGGCCTGACGCCGCTGATCGGGGCGGACCGGTTGCGGATCGAGAGCTTCCGCGGCTTTGCCGAGGCGGTCAGGCGCAGCACCGGCTACCCGGTCCGGCTGAAGGCGTTCACCGGCGGCGTCACGATCGACGAGCTCGCGTAAGGGGGTGCCGTTGCGTCCGAATGCACGGTTCAACTGGATGCAGGTTTCGTGGGGCGCTCCGGACCAAATCCGGACGGAAACGTGCAGCTATTGCGACGCGCCGATCGACGATGAATCAGTGCCGCTGATCATCTGGCGCGCCGATGGCTGGGTTGGAGAGTTCTGCGAAGAATGCCAGCGCCAGTGGTGGGGAATGCAGTCGTTCCGCGTCGTGCTGGCGGCACACGAGTCCGAGGATGAGCCGGAGCCGCAGGCGCTTCCGGCGTGCATGCGCCATCCCGGAAAGTTATGTCCTGGCGAGTGCCAGTACTTGCTCAGCGCCGGCGAGTGCATCCACGACGCGGGTCCGGCGTGAGATCAGCCGGCGGCGTCACGATCGACGAACTCGATTAACCCATCGCTCACGGTTTCGTGAGATGGTGCCCGGATGGGCTGGGCAAGGGTGAGCAGAGTGCGGCATGAGCGGGTGACCGCGGCGGCGGTCGAACAGCGTCTGGCGGAAGCGGGGCGGGTGCTGCTGGCGCTGCCGCATGCGGGGTGCTTTCCGAGCGGGTTCCGCACGCTGTGGCCGGCCTGCGACGGCGATGTGGCTCCGGCGCGGCGTTTCGTGCCGTCGGCGGCGGACATCAGTGCGATGGATGAGGCATACCGGTGGGTCGGTCTGATTGATGACGTGGATGAGCGGCGGCTGGTGCTGATGCGCTCGCTGGTGCGGATCGGGCCGGACGGGGCGCCGCGGCCGGTCTGGAGTTGGCGCCGGCTGCAACGCAGCACGGGGCGGCATCCGAGGACGCTGCGGGTGATCTGGGGGCGGGGGATAGACCGGATCGTGCGCGGGCTGAACCGGCGGGCGAGCGAGTCTGCGCGGGAGGCGGAGCGGCGGACGGAGCGCGCGTGCCAGGCCGAGTGGCCGGAATGGCGGGGAGGAAACCGCGGGAAAGTGGCGGATGAGGCCGGGATCGGGTTACATCTGTGGCCGGTCGGCGGAATGTGGGACCAATTTCCCCGGAAGTCTGCTATATTGGCGGCATTCTAGGATTTTTCGGGCCTTGTGCGGCAAGAGCTGGCCGCTGTTTCCGCCCGGCCAAATATAAATCACGAAAATTGACGGACTTTAATGATCTGCCGGACCGCGGTCCGGCGGGGTGCTTTGGCGTGCCGGGGCGGGTTTTGGCATTTCGGCCCCGGCTTTGACGGCGGCGCCGGCGCGCTTTGGGCAGCGGCGCGCCGGTGGTGCCCGGATGATCTGTTCCAACCTAGGCAACGTCCCTTCGCGGATGAAACAGCGATAAGATGCCGCGTCCTTGGGCCAGGATGGCCACCGGCGGCCCGTCGGACGCGCGGCTGTTCGTCTGCTACTACCGGGTCTCGACCGACAAGCAGGGCCGCAGCGGGCTGGGGCTGGAGGCGCAGAAAGCCTCGGTCGGGTCCTATGTCGCCGCTTCCGGCGGGCGGATGGTGGCGGAGTTCGAGGAAGTCGAGTCCGGCAAGCACCGCGACCGGCCGCAACTGGCGCTGGCGCTGGGCGCCTGCCGGGCGCGGCGGGCTACTCTTATAATCGCCAAGCTGGACCGGCTGGCGCGCGACACCGCGTTCCTTTTGTCGATCGTGCGCGGCGCCGGCGAGGCCGGGGTGGTGTTCTGCGATCTGCCGCAGTTGCCGCCGGGTCCGGCCGGGACCTTCGTGCTGACCATGTTCGCCGCGGTCGCGGAACTCGAGCGCGGGCTGATCAGCCAGCGGACCAAGGCGGCGCTGGCGGCGGCCAAGGCCAGGGGCGTGCGGCTGGGCGGGCGGAGCATCGCGGGCGGGCTGGACAGCGCGGTGAGCCGGGCGGGCCGGGCGGCGCAGGCCGAACGGGCGGCGGCGCACCGGGCGGACGTGCTGCCGTTCATCCTGGCGGCGCAGAAAGCCGGGGCGGTGTCGCTGCGCCAGGTCGCGGCGGCACTGACCGCGCGCGGCATCCAGCCGCCGTCCGGCGGTGACCGGTGGCACGCCAGCCAGGTGCGCCGGATTCTTGGCCCCAGCCCGCCGCGATCGATCGCAACCTCAGAACCGGATTTCTCCGATGCCGCTTGACCAACTCCGCCGCCGTGCCGGCCTGACCGCGGGCAAATTCTTCTATGGCGTCCATGGCACGCCGTTCGTGGACGCCGCGAACGCCTGGTGGTGGACGCTGGACTGTCTGGACGCGCGGGCGGAGGGGATGCGGGCCACGGCGTCGCTGCGGATCGGGCGGCCGTGCGAGCCGGACGACGTGGTGAACGCGATGCGCCGGCTTGATCTGCCGGCGTTGCACGCGAAGACGGTGATGAGCTGGGGCCGGCAGCGGACCGAACCGCCGGAGGGCAGCGAGGCGCGGCGGCTGTGGGATGAGGTGATGGAGCGGCTGACGCGGGTGCTGCAGGCCAGGGGGATCGTGCGGTCTGAGCCGGCCGGTCCGCTGGCGCTGATGGATGTGCCGCTGACCGGGCTGCGTCCGATAGGGGCGGGCATCGAGGACGCGCTGGAGAAGCTGGGCGCGGCCGTGACGGAGCGGGAGCGGCGGGTTGGGTGAGTCTGAGAACCGACCGGCTGCGACTCGACAGAAGCGGAAGGCGCCGCGCTCGGCGTTCAAGCCGGGCAATTCGGCCAATCCCGGCGGCCGGCCGAAGGGCCTGGCTGAACTGGCGGAACTGGCGCGGTCGCACGCGCCGGAGGCCATCGCGGCGCTGGTGCGCGGGCTGAAGCATCCGAAGCTGTTTGTCGCGGCGGCGACGGCGCTGCTGGACCGCGGGTTCGGCAAGCCGACGCAGCCGATCGAGGGCGATGTGGGGTTCGGCTCGCTGCTCGCGGTGCTGGAAGCGCGGCGGCGGCGCAGTGATTCGGATGCGGAAAACGACGCATCGAAGTGACGCGTACGCGCATGCGAAACCGCATCGGAAAGCGCATGCAAAACCGCATCGAAAATTTCGCAATTCTGATGCGCGGCCGGGTGCGGAATCGGATGCGAAAAAGCGGGTGATTCTGGATGACGGATGCGTCGGGGCTGGCGGCGTTTGCCGAGGCTCTGGCCGGCTATCAGACCGACCCGCTCGGGTTCGTGCGGGTCTGCTATCCGTGGGGTGAGCCGGGCGAACTGGCTTCGCTGAGCGGGCCGCGCGACTGGCAGGTGGACGCGCTGCGCGATATCGGCCAGCGGCTGGCGGCGGGCTATGCGCCGGGTGCGGCGATGATGCCGGTGCTGAAGGCGATCTCGTCAGGGCACGGCATCGGCAAGTCGGCGCTGATCGCCTGGCTGGTGTGGTGGGGGCTGTCCACCATGGTCGATGCCAGGGTGATGGTGACCGCGAACACCGAGGCGCAGTTGCGCACGCGGACCTGGCCGGAAGTGGTGAAGTGGACGCGGCTGGCGCTGAACCGGGGCATGTTCAAGGTCCAGGGCCTGGCGATCCATGCGCTGGCGCCGGGTCATGCGGCGAACTGGCGGTGCGACGCGGTGACGTGGTCGGAGCACAACCTGGTGGCGTTCCAGGGGCTGCACAATGTCGGGCGGCGGCTGGTGGTGCTGTTCGAGGAAGCCTCGGGCATTGCCGACAAGGTGTGGGAGACGACGGAAGGGTCACTGACCGATGCCGGGACGGAGATCGTCTGGGCGGCGCTGGGCAACCCGACCGAACCGACCGGCCGGTTCGCCGAATGCTTCGGGCGGGAGCGGCACCGCTGGTTCGGCCGGCAGATCGACAGCCGGACGGTACCGGGGACGAACCTCCGGATGGCCGAGGAATGGGTGCGGCTTTATGGCGAGGACCACGATTTCGTCCGGGTCCGGGTGCGGGGAATGTTCCCACGGTCGGGATCGATGCAGTTCATAGGGTCCGACATCGTTGAGGCGGCGTGCAAGCGCGAGCCGGTGCCGCTTTTGACCGATCCGCTGATCATCGGCGTGGATGTGGCGCGGTTCGGCGACGATCAGAGCGTGATCTGGGCGCGCAAGGGGCGGGACGCGCGGTCGATCGCGCCGATCCGGCTGCGGGGTGTGGATACCATGCAACTGGCCGGACGGGTGGCGGAGTGCGTCACCGAATGGCGGGCCAACGCGGTGTTCGTTGATGGCGGCGGGGTTGGCGGCGGGGTGGTGGACCGGCTGCGCCAGTTGGGCGTGGACGTGATCGAGGTGCAGTTCGGCGGCCGGGCGGACCGGGTGTCGATCACCGGCGAGCAGCACGCCTATGCCAACAAGCGGGCCGAGATGTGGGGCAACATGCGGGCCTGGCTGTCGCATGGCGCGATTCCGGACGATCCGGAGGTCCGGGCGGATCTGACCGGGCCGCAGTATGCCTTCGTGGTGGCGGACGGGCGGGATGCGATCACGCTGGAGCGCAAGCGGGACATGAAGCTGCGGGGTCTGGCCTCGCCTGACCTGGCGGACGCGCTGGCGTGCACGTTCGCCTATCCGGTGCTGCCGCGGCCGGCGGCGGAGGCCGGGCGGCTGGGCATCGTGGCGGCGCCGGGGTTCGCGGGGGACTATGACCCGTATGCGTGAGCGGATGCGGTTTTGATTTTTTGCATGCGCCGGTCATTGAAATCATTGATGTTTCCGCATCGCTTCGCATGCGGTCCGCATGCGCTTCGGATGCGCGGGGAGGCATCGGCGGTGCCTTTCCGGCGGCCGGACCGGGCCCTCAGTCAGGGGATATAGCATAGGTGAGCCATGTCTCCGAACACTTCGAGTCTCTCCAGGCGCATCTGGCGCAGGGCCAAACCCGAGCCGAACGGCTGGAGCGTCTGCTGGCGTGCGATCTGGACGAAGCCGGGCGGCCGTCGGTGTTCGTCCTGCCGGAAGCGCGGGCGCTGCTGTCTGCGGCTTTGATGCGGGCGGCGGACGCGGCGGCCGATCTGGGGATCGAACTGTTCGACGTGCGGTGGACGGCGGTGGTGACGCTTTTGCATCACGCCTCGGGGTTCGTGCGGACGATGGGCGCGCGGGAGGCCCGGCTTGCGGCGGAGCTGCTGCGGGGCTTGCAGGTCCGGGTGGTGCAGTTGCGGTTCCGCGGGGCGGGCGAGGTCAGGGTCAGGCTCTCGTAGTCCACTGATCCGGCAGTGGGTGGCGGGCGTGGACCGCTGTCAGGCGTTCAAGCCACGTGGCGACGTCGGCGGGGATTTCGTATTGACCGGCGGCCCATCGCCGCACGCGGGTTTCGTGAATGGCAAGGCGATCGGCCAGACCTCTCTGGGTCCAGCCGATGGATTGCAGGCAGGCGCGGAAGCGGTCGGGGGTCATCCGCCGATTAGTTTGATGAATCCGGCACCGGCGGCGAACAAGGCGGCGCCGGCGCCAAGCAGTGTGGCCGCGATGGTCCAGGGCAGGAACGCGCGGTCGCGGTCGAGCTTGGCTGCTTCGGCGTTCAGTTTTCGCTGCTCGGAGGCGAATTTGTCGCTCTCGGCCCGGAGTTTAGACTGTTCCGCGAGATCCCGGTCAATCCGGGCCAGGACGGCTCGGAGGTCGATGGAATCGCGTGTGGTATCGCTCATCTGGGTGAACCCTCGATCTGTCTGAGCTTCATTGCTCGCGACGGGACGCATTATGCGTTACGACGCGAAACGCGTCAAAGGCAATTTCAGTTTCAGGATCAATTCATGGGCGCGCCCAAGATGCCATCGGTGCCGGCGGTTCCGCCGCCGCCGCCGTTGCCTCCGACCATCTCGACGGCGCAGGTGCAAGCGGCGGGGAAATCCTACCGCAACACCGCGGCTGCTGCCGCCGGGCTGGGCAGCACGGTGCTGACCGGGCCGCTGGGGGTGGATCAGAGCACGAATTACCCCGGCAAGAACCTGACGGGGTCCTGAGGTGGGCGCGCTGGCTGCCGGGCTTCAGAAGGTGGGGAGAGCCAATGACTACCCCGGAAACCCTGCCGGGGTTACGCCTTCTCCGGGTTACACCTGGGGCGGCAAGGGCAACCTGCCGGTGCCGGTGATGCCGGCCGCGCTGACTGCGACCGCCGGCCAGGCCGCTTCCGGCAGCACGGTGCTGACCGGGCCGCTGGGGGCCGCCAGCACGGGTGCGGCGGGCACCGGCAAGACGCTGACCGGATCGTAGCGGATGGCAGTCATGGACGGGCCGGCAAGAACTGCCGGGGTGCCCGGCCGCGCGCCGGCCGGCAAGCCCGGTGCGGCTGCGGCGCCGGGCGGCGGACGGCTGCGCGGGCCGGAGGTCCAGAAGCTGGTGCAGCATCTGGAGTCGCGGCTGGCCGGGCTGCGGACCGACCGGTATTCGTGGTGGGTGTCGTGGCGCGATGTCGCCGAACACATCCTGCCCAGGCGTTACCGCTGGCTGGTAACGCCGAACGAACTGAACCGGGGCGCGCCGCTCAACCAGCACATCGTCAACAACAGCGGGACGAAGTCGGCGCAGAACTGCGCGGCCGGGCTGAAGGAGGGCACCACGTCCAGCGGGCGGCCGTGGTTCAAGCTGACCATCCCCGATATGGACGTGGCGGATACCAGCCCGGTGAAGCTGTGGCTGGATGAGGTCGAGAAGCGGATGCTGCGCATCCTGGCTGGGTCGAACTACTACAGCGCGAAATCGACGCAGTATTTCGATCTGGTGGTGTTCGGCACCGCGCCGATGCTGATCTATGAGGACGACGACGATGTGATCCGCTGCTTCAATCCGTGCGCCGGGGAGTATTTCCTGGCCAACAGCGACGCGCTGCGGATCGAGGTGCTGTACCGCGAGATCACCATGACGGTGTCGCAGGTGGTGCAGAAGTTCGGGCTGGCGGCGTGCAGTGAGAATGTGCGGCGGCTGTTCGACAATGGCGGGGCGTCGCTGCAACGGGAAATCCGGATTTGCCACGCGATCGAGCCGAACGATTCGCGGATCGTGGGCAAGGTGCTGCCGTCGCGGTTCAAGTGGCTGGAATGCTACTGGGAGGGCGGCAACAGCGCGAACGGCGTGCTGGACCTGTGCGGCTATCTGGAACAGTCGTTCTCCGCGCCGCGCTGGGACCTGGCGGCGAACGATGCGTATGGCCGTTCGCCCGGCATGGACGCGCTGGGTTCGATCAAGCAGTTGCAGTTGATGGAGCGGCGGGCGGCGCAGGGGATCGACAAGCAGGTCAATCCGCCGCTGAAGGCGCACGCGTCGATGAAGAACCAGCCGGCGGTCAATCTGCCGGGCGGGGTGACCTATGTAACGGACATGAGCGCGGCCGGGTCGGGCATCGCGCCGGTGTATGAGGTGAAGCCGGATCTGACGGCGATGGGCGCCAGCATGGAGGGCGTGGTCAAGCGGATCGACGACACGTTCTTCGGCGATCTGTGGGCGATGATCTCGAACCTCGATCGCGACGTGACGGCGTTCCAGGTGGCGCGGATGCAGGAAGAAAAGCTGGTGCGACTCGGGCCGGTGCTGGAGCGCAACCAGAACGAGTCGCTGGACCCCGATCTGGACCGGGTGTTCGCGATCATGAGCCGGCGCGGGATGCTGCCGCCGGCGCCGCCGGAGATTCACGGGTTCCCGCTGCAGGTGCAGTACGTGTCGATGCTGGCGGTGGCGCAGCGCGCGGCTTCGACATCGGCGCTGGAGCAGCTGGTGGCGTTTATCGCGCGGTTGCAGGAAGGCGATATCGCGACGGCGCAGGCCGGCGGTCAGGCGACAAGCTGGGACAACATCGATCGGGACGAACTGGTCGACGAGTATGCCGAGATGCTGGGGGTTTCGCCGCGGGTGATCCGGGCGAGTCTGGTGGTGATGAAGCTGCGGGCGGCGCGGATGCAGGCGGCGGCGGCGCAGCAGCAGCAGGCGCAGCAGTTGGCGGCGCTGCAACAGGCGTCGCAGTCGGCGAAGAACATGAGCCAGACGGACGTTGGCGGCGGGCAGAACGCGATTCAGGCGATGCTGGGCGCGGTGGGCGGTGGTCAGCCGGGGATGGGGTGATGGCCTGGGTGATCGAGCGTGGCGGGGCGCATCTGACGCCGCGCGGGTGGCGTCCGGCTTCCGGCGGTGAGGGCACGAAGTTCCCGACGCAGGGTGAGGCGCAGGAAGCGATGGACGAACTGCTGCGCAGCAGTCTGGCGGCGCTGGGTGGTGCGGTGACGGTCAAGGAAGTTGGAGAATGAGCAAGGCGGCTGGTCCCGCCGGTGCGGCGCCGGCGCTGAAGCGCTGGTCGGTGCTGGGCAACGGCTTCGCGGAAATCGTCAAGGCTGAGCACTACCGGGTTGAACAAGGCGCGCTGTGGTTCACGGCCGGCGGCCATACGGTGGCGATGTTCGCGTCCGGGCACTGGGTGCGGTTCGATCTGATCCGGGGGCGCGGCCGGTGAGCGAGTCGCTGTCCTCGTCCGGTGAGGCTGCTGCGGAATGGGCGCCGGCCTGGCTGAATGACGCGCGGGTGCTGCACGGGATGGCGCCGCTGGCGGGTGCGGAGAAGCCGGCGGCGGGGGCGGACAGTTCCGACCCGGCGGCGATCAAGGCGGCGCAGCGTGCGGCGAGGCTGGATGCGCGCAAGGTCGCCGCGACGGTGGGCGGGATGATGGAAAGCCCGGAGGTGCGGGCCTGGATTTACCGGCTGCTGGAGCACTGCCGGGCGTTCACCAGCCACGATTTCCCGGCCGGCATGCGGGTGGACGGGTTCGGCCTGGCGCGCAATGCCGGGCTGCGGGAGGTGGCGCAGTTCGTCACCGCGGACATCATGGCGGCGGCGCCGGAGCTTTACGTGACAATGCTGAAGGAGAATTGCTAATCGCTTCCAACAAGCCCAGCAGCGCGCGCATTTCGCCGGATACCCGAGCGCTTCCGGCCACCATTCGCTGGATTGAACGCAGGATGTTCTTTTCATCGCGATCGTCACCGAGTTCCTTCATGCGCCTCGCCAGACCGGTCTGCGTCAGCCCAAGACCGGCGATCCGGGCGCGCAGTTCGCTGTATTGGCCGTCCATTTTTCACCTCGCTCTCCAACCGTTGCAGGGGTATTTCGGAAGGCGAGGGCCTTTCGACCCTCGCCCTCCGGCTGGTTAGAAGCGGATCGCGATTGAACCCTTGATCCGCCTCTTTCCCCACCGGAA